AAAATGAATTACCGCCAACCACAGTCACTCAAAGAAGCCGCCGCTAGAGCATTGTCTCACAACAGGTTGTCAAAACTGTCAGAAGAGGAACGTCGCAAAGTTCTAGAACGTATGGAAAACATTACTGAGGATCAAGGAACCACTGATCAGCCCGACACCACTGGCGATGATGGGAACCCTGAATCACCCCAAAGACCACTCTAAGGAAAACATATGTTACTAATCACAGAAGTAAATGACAACATCAATCTTGTCACCGAAGAAGTAAATGGTGAGAAGCAATACCACATTGACGGTATCTTTATGCAGGCGGAGCAAAAGAATCGTAATGGTCGCGTCTATCCAAACAAAACTTTGATGAACGAAGTTCGTCGATACAATGATGAATATGTGAAGCCAAGACGAGCGATGGGAGAACTCGGTCACCCCGATGGTCCTCAACTCAATCTTGAAAGAGTTTCACACTTGATCAAGGAACTTCGCATTGATGGTAATGATGTCTACGGAAATGCAAAAGTTCTCGATACTCCATACGGTAAGATTGTAAAAGATCTTATCAAAGAGGGTGTCAAGATCGGCGTATCTTCTCGGGGCATGGGTTCTCTGAAACAAAACAAAGGTGGTATCAACGAAGTACAAGATGACTTCTCTCTTGCCGCAGTTGATATTGTTGCAGATCCTTCCGCTCCTGATGCCTACGTTCAAGGCATCATGGAAGGAAAAGAATGGGTGTGGGAAAACGGTATTCTCACATCAAAAGTTATTGAATCACATAAAAAAGTCATCGAAAAAACGGCTTCAAGAAATCTTGAAGAAGCGAAACTTTATTGCTTCGCAGATTTTCTGCGAAATTTATAATTCGCTAAATAAAAAGAACACATAGGAGAGTTCACATGAGTCTTGACAAAGCATTAGAAACCGCCCGAGAAATCCTCGGCGAAGAATCACATACCGATCCACGAAAACTTAGTGCGATGAAGGGTGCTAGAAATGCAACCGAGCCTACCGCTAAGAAGAGAAGACATTCTTCCGGCGGAGAAGCCGAAGATGTTGCAGAAGTTCCCGGCATGAAGGGTGGACCCATCTCTGCTGATGGTACTACACCAAAGGTTGCTGAACCTGTTACTGGTGGTGCTGATCCTGTTGATGACTTGGACGAGTTTGAAACAGAAGAAGAAGAAACCATGAAGAAGAAGAAGATGTCTCACTATGAGTCTGCTGATTTTGGTAGTCTCTTTGATGGTGATGAAATCTCTGAAGACTTCAAGAGTAAGGCTGCCGTTGTGTTCAACGCTGCTGTTGACATGAAGATGGAAGATGTTCGTGCTGAAATGTACGAAGAATTCCAAACTGCACTTCGTCAACAAGCAGATGCTCTTGCTGATAAGATGGACGAATACCTCTCCTATGTTGTCGAAAACTGGATGAAAGAAAATCAAGTTGCAATCGACTCTGGCATTCGTTCCGATATCACCGAATCATTCATGATGGGTTTGAAGCAACTTTTCGAAACCCATTACATCAATATGCCCGATGAAGCCTACGACATTGTTGAAGGACTGAATCACAAAGTTTACGAATTGAATTCAAGACTCAATGAGGCATACAAGCAAAATGTTGAACTCAAAGCACAGGGTGCTAAGGCATCTGCTGAAGCCGTCTACGAATCCCACACTAAGGATTTGACCCAGACGGAAGAGCATCGTTTTAGAAACCTTGCTGAAAAGATTGATTTCGACAGTCCTCAAGAATTTGCTCAAAAGTTGGGCATTCTGAAGGAAAATTTCTTTACACAGTCCGTTGCTGATGGTTCCAGTGACTCCTATGTTGCCCAAAAAACTCCTCTTGTTGAGGAATTTTCCATGACCGAAGAAGAAGCAGTTGAAGAAACTCAACCAGATCTTTCTCGTTCGATGGAGGCTTATTCTTCCGCTCTTTCTCGATCCGCAAAGATTGAAAAGAATCGAACCACTTCCTAATTAGACACTCTTTCGAAAGGAAAAAAAATGTCTGACACACTTTTAGTCGAAGGCCTGCGTGATAAGTGGCAACCCGTCATCGAACACAACGACCTCCCATCCATCAAGGATGATTATCGCAAGAATGTTACTGCGATTATCCTTGAAAACCAAGAAAAGGCTCTTATGGAAGCCGAAATTGGTAACCACTCCGGGGTTGACTCCATTTATGGTGACACCTCTGGTGCTTTCTCTAGCGTTGCAGGTTTCAACCCTGTTCTCATCTCACTCGTTCGTCGATCAATGCCTAACTTGATTGCTTATGATATCTGTGGTGTCCAGCCTATGTCTGGTCCTACGGGTCTTATCTTTGCAATGAAGTCTAAGTTGGGTGGTCAAGGTTCTGCCGAAGCACTCTTCGACGAAGCACCTACCGGCTTCTCCCGTAACACGGGTCAGGCTGGCACTGCTGCTGGTGTTGGTTTCCCAATCTCCGGTGGTACTGGTGACCCTCTCGGTAATGCAGGCGGTTCTGTCGGTGTTGCTGGACAGGGTGTTGCTACTGGTGGTTCATTCGGTTCTGGTCTTACCACCGCCCGAGCATCTACTCTCTCGTTTGAAGGAGCGTTGCCGGGTGCTACCTCTTCCTTCTTCGAAGAAGCAGATCGTACCTTCAGTGAGATGTCATTCTCAATCGACCGTCAATCCGTGGTTGCTAAGACTCGTGCATTGAAGGCTGAATACACCTCCGAACTCGCTCAGGATCTCAAGGCTGTTCACGGTCTGGATGCTGAAACTGAATTGGCTAACATTCTCTCGGCTGAAATCCTTGCTGAAATCAACCGTGAAGTTGTTCGTTCGATCTACAGAAATGCGAAACTCGGATGTCAGCAAACTGATCTTAGATTCCGTTCTTCTGGTGTCACCGCATTCGGTGCCCTCGGCGGCGGCGGCATCTATGATGTCGAATCTGACTCCGATGGTCGTTGGAGTGCTGAGAAGTTCCGTGGCTTGATGTTCCAAATCGAACGTGAAGCAAACGTCATCGCTAAGGAAACTCGTCGTGGTAAGGGTAACTTTATCGTCACGACTTCCGATGTCGCTTCGGCACTTGCCATGTCTGGTTTCTTGAACCTGACCCCAACACCTGACATCAACCTCGATGTTGATGATACTGGTAACACGTTTGCTGGTACTCTGAATGGTAAGATCAAGGTTTACATTGATCCTTACACCAACTCTGGCTCAGATTTTGTCTGTGTTGGATATAGAGGCACTAGCCCTTATGACGCTGGTATGTTCTACTGCCCATACGTCCCGCTCCAAATGGTGCGTGCCGTTGGTGAAGAAGACTTCCAACCTAGAATTGGTTTCAAGACTCGTTACGGTCTTGTCAACAACCCATTCGTCTCTGGTGGCGGAACTGATCGTTCGGATCCACACAATTCGAATGCCTTTGGTAATAACCAATACTATAGAATCTTCCGTATTCTCAACCTCCATGGTGCGAGAGTCTAAGATAGAGTGTCTAACTCAACAAGGTAAGGGGGGCGAAAGCCCCTCTTATCTTTTACCCTAAATACTCATATGAGTGATCCAAAAACTTTTGAAAAGAATCCATTTTTGGATTTTAGAGAAGAATTTACTTTTACGGGTGCAACCAAAGATTCGATCATGACCAACGGGTTCAATCTTCCCGGTGTTACTTTCGGTGCAGAAACCTCAAAACCGAATACGCTCAAGCGTAAGCAGCCTGAAAATGTAAACTTTCTGTATCAAAACTATTTTAGATTTCAAATTCAAGGATTTGATACATTCAACTATTTTTGTCAAACTGTGACATTGCCCGGATTCGGTTCCCAAAGTGCAATCGAGCAACCTACAAGATTCTCCTCTCTCAAGATTCCAAGTACAAAAGTTACTTTTGATAATCTTGAAATTGGATTCCTTGTTGATGAAAATATGTCCAACTGGAGAGAGATTCAAGATTGGATGAAGTCCATCTATCTGATCAAAGACCACAAGGGGCATGAAAAAAACTTCAATAATCAATATCGTGACGCTGAACTTATTTTGTTGGATAGCAAAAGTAACGCTAATCTGCATATCAAGTTTAGAAATATATTTCCAGTCTCTTTGACTGGTTTAGAATTCGATTCTTCAATCAATGATCTTGCTCCGTTTACTGCGACTGCTTCTTTCGCTTTCGACACCTACGACTTCGTTGAACCGGAATCTGGATTTTCTATCTGATTTTCTCTTGACAAGCCCTTGGTTACTCTTATAATCCGAGTGTCAACGAGAGAAAAGGGAAAAAGGATTACATTATGGAACTAAGTGATATTAGAAAGATGGTAGAGGCTGATGCTCGTATCGATGATACGCAACTGGACATAGAATCCCTTCGTCTCCCAACACTTCATAACAAGTATTTGAATCTATACCATGATTCAAAATTACGTTTCGAAAAAGCGACGAATGAATACAATCGTCTATATCGTCTGAAGTGGGAATACTATACAGGAAAAATGGACGAGGATACTCTGAAGCAAAAAGGATGGGAACCTTTTCAACATAATATTCTCAAACAGGACATTCCAATCTTTTTGAACAGTGATGAAGATCTCTGCAAAAGAAAAGAAGTAATCACCTACATCAAATCAATGGTAGAATATCTTGAGGATGTAGTGAAAGAGATTACCTTCCGACATACCAAGATCAAGAACGCGATTGAGTGGCGTAGATTTTTATCTGGGGGATAAATATAATGTATGCCAGATTATGTGATCGAGGACTTGGACTCCTGTAATATCAAAGTAAAATGTGAGAGACATCATGCAAAAGAGTTGTCTGATTTTTTTACGTTCAAAGTTCCCGGTCACAAGTTTATGCCCTCCTATCGTGCAAAGAAGTGGGACGGGCAGATCAAACTTTACAACATGTATTCACAGAAAATCTACACAGGGCTTGAATCATATGTTGATAAGTTCTGTAGAGATCGTGGGTATACTTTAGAAAAGCCCAATAGAACAAAAAAGAAATGGACAAAGAGCCACCTAGAATCGCTTATGAGCGGTTTGAACATTGAAATAGGGGGGAAGGCGGTCAAAGCCCACGAACACCAGAAGGAAGCCATACTCCACGGTATGAACACCGAGCGATGTTTGCTTCTTTCACCCACTGGCTCTGGCAAGTCTTTGATCATTTATACACTTATGAGACATTTCATGAACCTTACTCCCGAGGACAAAAAGGTTTTGGTTATCGTACCCACCGTGGGTCTGGTTTCACAAATGTTTCACGACTTTATTGAGTATGGCGGAGAGGGCTGGAACGCCCG